TATACTCACAGGTGTAGTTGCTATCCTTGCAAAACTTTTTGATATACGGAACGAGACCAAGATAGATTTGTCTTGTATTCAGATTCAAGAGTCGAATCTTTCCGTCCCAATATTTATTTCTAAAGGCTGGAGAAAATTGATAGCCTGGAGTTGAAAATGTAAAGAACTCTGACATCTCTTGCAAGATGGCAGGTTCAGCAGTCACTTGGACATAGATGTTATTTACTTTTTCAACAACGACGTGTTCTATCATCGAGCACCTTGAATGAACTTCTCCCAGCCCATGTACTCTTTCAACTGCCACGTGCGATTGTTCAATTCCTTCATAACATTGGTGCAAAAACTTGCAGACTCTTCATGATAGGCTTTCTTGCGCTTGAGTTTGTTTAGATCATCATCGCCATCAAGATAAACCGAGATGTCTGACTTCAGCGTAAAGCGAAATGGCTCCCAACCAAGTTTATTTAAATCATCTTGGTCTAACTTACCATTATAATACATCCACTTCAAACGTTTGAGTTTGTCAAACTCTAGTGCTGCTCTTTTTGCTGCAAGATTATGCAATGACAAGTATTTGTTATACTTGTTGTGTAACAATGGAATGCGCAAAATCTCTTTGCCAGGCTCAGTCGTATCAACTTCTGAGTCTTTTTCCCATTGTTGCATTAATTCTTCAAGTGGAGGTGTTTCTATTTTCATAGACCATAGTATATAACATCTTCAATCAAAAGACAAGTCAGAGCAAGAGTTGTCTTATTTGACTTGCACCAGTATAATCAGTATGTCTGGTTTGATCGGGATTCTCAAGAATATCTTAGTATATCTTCTAGATTCTTTCGTATTCGTAATAAGAGAAACGAAACGTTGCATCAGCAAGCACAATGTTTTCTGCAGAGTCTTGTGCGTTGAACAAAAGAGTGCCTACTGATGTTGGGAACAAATCAACAAACTTAATTCTAAAGTTTGGATTATTTTTATTTGTATACAGTGTTAGAATAGCACTGCTATACTGTGGACTCATTTTATCCATTGCGCGAATATATGGCGCCTTTGCTGTTCGTTGTAAATCAACGTACTCTTTAAAATTGGTTGGGAATGTCATCCCGCGAATCCAATCATGAATCTCTGTCCAGTTGCGCATATCTTCGTCAACTAGGAAAGTGATATTAAATGTATCATAAACCATTTTTTCACCAGGAACATACAAATCAATGAATGGCGTGAATCTTGGAATTTCAGTCAATGAAACTCCTGGCACATTTGCTCCTTGGCAATAATATGTTGCTCCTGGCAAACGATCGAACGTTACTCTAAATTTGGTACTTTGGAGTAAGTCTGTATTAGTTGGTGTGCGTGTGAGTGCTGACATTGCATATCCCTTTGGAGATCTAATTTATTTAGGGAAATAAAAAAGGGGGAGTCTTTCGACTCCCCCCAGTTCTTTGCCTTATTGTTTTTATCAAGTTCGGCAATAACTTTCACATCAATTATTGATTGATGTTCAACACTTCGAACTTGCGATAGTACAAGTTTGTGCCGTTTGTTAGAGCACCAGTACCTGCGCCAGTTGCGAATGGATTTGCAACGAGACCGTAACGAGTCTTGAATCCAACTTTTGGTTGGTAAGTCGATGGGTCAATTGCACGCACCATTTGTAGTGGAACATATGGGCAGTAGAACAAGCCAGCGTCATAAGCGTTTGAACCCTTATAACCGACTACGACGTAGTCTGAACCAGCGACAGAATATGGGTCAACATAGACCTTGATACGTCCGAAGAGTGTACCAGCGAATGTGTTGCCTGTATCATCAACTGTTAGGTTGGTGTTGTTGCTTAGTGCTGAGTTGTAGTCGAGAAGACCAGTCATTGCAAGAGCTGAAGCCACATCGGTTGAAACGATGAGGATGTTGCCCTTACCACGACGTGTGTCTTTGGCGATCTTGTTGGCTGCTCTTTCGATTGCGAACAAGAGTGACTTGTATTTTTCTACCTGCCAGCGACCGCTTGTATCGGTGTTGCTTGATAGATTGAATACGTTTGCTGTTACGCCTGTGATACCAACGTTAGCTGTTGCATAGATCGTACGAACAACTTCGCGGTTGATTTCTGCAAGAATTTCAGTTGACAAGATGTTTGTCAATTCTGTTTCTGCGTCTAGACCGTGGATTGCCTTGAGATCTTGTGCAAGTTCTAGCGTGTAGGCTGCTTGTAGACCGCGTGTATTTGCTGTTACAGCAACGCGATCGATTTGGAAGCCCATATACTTCATCTGTAGATCTTCGCCGTACTCGGTTGACATTGCTGTACCAGTATTTGCTAGACCGAAGATTGATGAGTTAGCGTTACCAGGATTGATTGCTAGAGTTGATTGCGTACCAGTTGCAGCGTTACCTGAGTGGCCAGTGTTGGCTTCTAGGAACAATGCTTCACCAGCGCGAGCTGTTGAAGATGCATAGACTGAGCGCATTGCGAAGATCAAACCTGTTGGACCAGTCATTGGCTGAACGCCGCAGATGTCATAAGCCATTAGGTTTGGAAGAGCACGACGAACCAAACCGATTAGGATTGGATCGAAGCCCTTGATACCACCTTCGCCGCCAACCACTGGTGACATACCGCCGCCAACTGCGTTGGCTGGTGATGCTTCCCAAAGGTTTTGCATTGAACGTGATTCTTCTTGAAGAGCACGCTCTTGGTTTTCTAGGACAAGTGCAGTAACTGCACGCTTGTATGGGTCAGTGATAGATGGTAGATCACCATGATCTAGGACTGGAGCCCACTTTTTGACGTATGTTTCATTTAGATACATTTTAATTTTACTCCGTAAAAAGATGAGTTAATTAGGCTTTTGGAGCCGTTTTTGAGATTGCTTGAACATAATGTTTCATTAGACCGTGAACTTCTGCTACTTCTGGTTCTTCATTAACTGCAGTTTCTTGAAGAGCCTTTACCTCACTTTTCACTTTATTTACTGGGAAGTAGTTCTCGCGAATTACTGCGAGCTTATCATTAAACTCACCTTCTGTGGTGAACTCCACGCCCTCTGCGAGCGATTTCATTTTCGCGATTTGCGTTTCGGTCAAACCTTCGCAAATCTTACGAATTGATTCATTTTTCTTTGCAACGTTGAGTTCTTCAGTAAGAGCAGCAATCTTGGCATCAGCATCTGACGCTAGAGTTGTGACTGACTCTTCGAGTTCTGCAACGCGAGCTGCTAGTGTTTCAGCAACTTCAACCTTCTCTTCTGGGATCTCGATGTAGTGTTCTGCAAAGAGATTCTTCAAGCCAGAGATAAAGTCGTCAACGAGTTCTGCGCGGAGACCAGTTTCGATGGCGACCTTATTGTCTTCCATCCACTGCTCAACGACGTAGTTTAGATACTCATCAACTTGAGTTGACATTTCTTCTTTAAGTGCTTCAACTGCTTCTGAAAGGATAACATCGTTTTCAGTCATCATTTCTTCAACAATTGTATCAATGCGAGCATTTACAGCTGCTTCGAAGATTGTTGTTGCTTTTGTCTTAAATTCTTCAGAGAGTGATTCGCCGTTGAAGAGAGCATCGACGTCTTCAGCCATTGACTTATGAGCCTTCTTCTTCCAGGCTTCTTTCATCTCTTTCTTGGCTTTCTTTTCTTCTTCTTCGTCGTCTTCTTCTTCTTCTTCGTCATCCATCTCTTCATGTTCTGCTTCGCCGAGCTTCTTAACTGGCGTTGGCATTGCAACATCAGTCTTCTCAGTCACGACTTCTTCTTCAGAAGATTCAGATTCTTCTTTTGTCAATTTCTTCATTGCGTCGATTCCATCTTGTGAATCAGCAACGACTTCGGAACCAGCAACACCAGCAAGTTTCTTCATTGGTTCAGCTGGAACACCTGCGCTTCCTGGCTTTGGAGCCTCTTTTGCGTCAGCAGATGCTTTGTGACCGAAGTCATCTGGTAGTTTTTCTGGTGTTTGACCGCCGAGATCATCCATCTCGCCTGGCAATTTTGCTGCTGGTTCTTTTGCAGCATTCATTGATGCCTTTAGAATTTCTGCAGCGGATTCTGATAATGTCTTAGCCATTTTTGTTAACTCCTGAAGAGATAAAATTATTTATAAAATTTAAAGTTTTGACAAGAAGTTCTCAAAGATTTTCAAGGAGATCTCGTCGATTTGCTTCTGCTTTGCGTTCTTGATTTGATTATAATAAGCATTGACATCCATTTCTTTTACAACCCCGTTATCCCAAACCCACTCTTTACCTTCCATAATACCTTGAACGAAAGCACCTGGTGCGGATGGATCCGCTACAATATCAGCCGCTGTGGCTAGATAATAGTCATCTTGCACGACGTTAACACCGCCCTCGTTCTTAAGAGAGCCCATGCCACGACATGACACGCCAAGAATTGAACCGCCTTCCATAAGTGCTTTGGCGATTTTACCCATTGGTGTTTCAAGAATTTTTGCCTTACCAACCCAAACGTTACCTTCTTGTTTGAGATTGGTAATAAGATGTGATACGCGATCTAGATTGATCGATGGTGAGTCTGGATGACCCAACTCGCCAAATGCGCGATTCTTTTGAACGTATTCTTCGTTGTATCGATTAACTTCTTTCGCAAGCGTTTGTACTGGATACACACGACCGTTGCGATTTTTTGTCTCAGCAACTAGAAATGGACCTTGAATGAAGAGTGTCTTCACGCCATTGCTTTCTTCGGCGATCATCTTTACTGCTTCAATTGTTTCTGTGATTAGTTTCATTTTAGAGTCCTAGTGATTTTCTTCTTCTTAATGAACGCTTGCGCTTAATTAAAGCACGCGCTAGTTTCGCTCTGCGCTTCACTTTACCTTTTCTTTGAGCAATGCGGCGGCGCAAACGTTCTGATGCAGTCATGCGTGTTAGTTTTCCACCGCGAATTGTATAACCTTTAACGCCTGATACAACTTTACGTCGTTGAACTTTACCACCACGAACACGCGCTTTAACGAGTTTTTTGCGACCCATACGCACAACGTTGGCTTCAGCAATAATTTCCCTTACAATCTTAGAAACTAAACTCATTGTTCGTCACCAATTGTAAATTTAACACGACTTAATGCAAAGTGCGCTGCTTTCTCAAATCCTTTCGGAGTTGTAAGCATATCAGCAAATTTTTTCTTGTTCTCATCATTCAATGCACCATGAACCATATGAATGGCTTTTGCTGCACCATGACTGACTTTTAGTTTCGAACCATCAGCAAATTTCATATGCTTTGCTGTGGCTTTTGGTTGTTCTTGTGAAGCATATGCTGCAACTTGATCAAGACTTTCCATAATCTCAGTTTCTTCTGATTGAACACCAGGAATTGTAACAGGTGATCCAACAGCACCAGGACTATATGGAATCGTGAACACTAGATTATATTTGTCGTTTGTATATAATGCAACACGACGACCATCTGGAAAAATACGAATTCCCTTACGGCGCAACACAAGCATTGGTCCTGGTTGAATTTCATCTTGTAATGCTTCAGAAATTTGCTCAACATCTAACACTTCAAGCGGTTCAACTTCTTCGCGCATACCACGCGCTTGACGAAGTTTTTGTAGTGTTGTTCTGAACTGAGTCATTGGTGTACCATCAAGCATATCTGATGGAACTGATGATGCCAGTTTCATATAATTCGAACGAGCATTTGGAGAAATCTTTGTCAAGATTTGATTCACTTGTGCAGTTGGGTTTTTTTGCGCATGCGCTTTATACAATTTATGACCCGCAACTGCAGCTGCAACGTTAAGATCTTTCAATCCTAACGCAGTTTTTGCTGCCATCACTTTCTGTCTGATATCGTTATCAGACTTCGGTGGCGACTTCAGCGCTGACTTCTGCGCTGAGTCCTGCGCTTCCATCAACTTCTGTTTGAGTTCCGTCAACTTCATGTGTTACCACTTCTTGTTGTCCAGCATCAAGTAAATTTGATGCGATTTCTACTTTCTTTAATTCAAGTGCGTCTGTAACTTTGTTTGCAATTGCGCTATTAAAAGCATTTAAAAATGCATCTTTATCGCCAGCAATTGCTGCCGTCACTGCGTCCACTGTAAAGCCACTGTCTTCCATAGTTTTCTCCAATTATTATTTAGTAATCTGTGCATTAAACACAGAGTTGATGTCATTCGCTTGACCTTGAGCAGCACCTTGCTCAGGAGTCATTTGAGAAACTGGTGTTGTTGGTTGCGTATTCATAGGAGGAACTGCAGGCATCTCTGGCTCATTTGCCTGTTCTTTTGCCAATTCTTCTTCCATGCGCTCAATACCTTCTTCATCAAAGTGAAGAACATGCTTCTTGACCCATGCTTTAGAGAAGTAAACTCCAACGTATGGATCAATTTGTTGCATAAGAGCAAGGCGCGCAGCCATCAATTCTGATTCTTTAAGTTCCATAAAGTTGTTATCTTTAAGGAAGTCATAATGTATCGTTTCTTTCAATTCGTTCCATTCATCGACAGAACAAATACCCTTAAGAGCCAATTGACGTTCCATCAATTCATCAAACAACGTTGTGAATTTAGAGCGCAACTTATCAATAAACTTACTGAACTTGATTTCGTCACGAGTAATTTCTGTCGTACGACCTAATGAAAACCCTTGTGCTTGTTCTAGGCGAGAAACTGGAACGTTCAATGACTTGTATAATTTCTTTTCGAAGTATTGAACATCAGACAATTCACCAAGATTTTGACCTGCAGGTAATGTAGTAATTTCTGTATTCTTACCTTCACCGCGACGTGGAATCCAAAAGTCTTCCATCATTGACATAAACTTACGATCGTCTTTGACTTCACCAGTGGCTGAGTCATAGACAACCTTATTTCTAAACTTTGTCATAATATCGCGCAAATATTGTTCTGACTTAACTTTTGGCATGTTGCCGACGTCAATGTAGAACACACGACGTTCTGGAGCACGACTCAAACGATAAATTACAACAGCGTCCTCAACCATTCGGAGCTGGTTGAGAGGCTTGATTGCCTTGTGAAGGTAAGACAAGACGAGCATTCTTTTTGGATCCATCATACCAGAGTTGACATTAACAATTGCATCAGTGGCAATTTTAACACCAGAATCTGTTGGTGATGTGATAACTGTTTGTCCCTGAGCCATTGCGCGCTCATTGTAAACGTAAAACTCTTGTACACCAGCTGTTACGTCGACGCCTGTACGTGGATCTTTTTTACGAATAACGCTGCGGACTTTGCGAATTTTACGTGGGTCAAGATATAAAACTTCTTGAATGCCAAGTTTTGGTTGTTTTTCGTCAATCAAAACTTGATAGAATAATCTTCCGTCAATGTACCAGTTACGGAAGATGTCTGAACCTTGATTAGACC